TACAAAAATATTCTAAAAAATTAAAAATATTAATTTTCTCCTTCTCCCACATTTATTTCCGTAGGAATAACTTCTTCCTTATATTCTTCATTTAGATATTCCCTGAATTTATTCCAATCACTAAATCCAAACAATATTTTATCATCTTCAAGTTCATTTCCATATTTCTCCTGAACCTTTTCTACAGCATCATTATAAGATTTAGCTGAAATAGTTTTAAATTGAGGCCAATAGTCCTGTGAACATTCACAATATATATATTTATTCATTATAATTCCTCAATATTAGTTACATTTATAAATGCTAAATCAAAATTACTCTCTAGACTTGTCATGAGATCATCTGACCAATTGTCTGTTAAATATTTCTGTAAAGCTTTTATAATTATTTCTTTTTTAGTTGTTCCAGAAATAAATATTCTTTCATCACATTCTTCGTCTTTAACTAGATATTTCATTCCTTTTCTAATTTTAATTTTAAATAATCATATAATATCTCTATTAAGATTTTATTTTTGTAATTGATCATGTCCAATTTTTGTAAGCTCATTGGAAGTTAATCCATAAGTTTTTAAAAATAAATCATCATGTTGAGAATTAGCTTTCCATTCTAATTTTATTTTTCCAAATATAGAAGAATTAGCTGTTTTTGTAACATTTTTAATATTATTTAGTATATTTTGTTTTGGAATACCTAAACATTTAGATGCTTCTTCTATTCCATAATACTCTGAATCATTATAAATAATAATCAATAGTGCTTTTGATTTTTTATTTATATAATTTTCAGGAGCAGTATTCGAAAATATGTATTTATCATAATAAATTGAATTATTTTTAATACATGTAGTTATTCTACTTGTAATATCAATATTATTTCTATTCATATCTTTATTGACAAAAGTAGCAGCATCAGCTAATGATATTCCCTCATACATTAAGTTATAATTTTTATCATAAACATAAATAAAAGGAGTATTAATTAATTTTGATTCTTGAGAAGCTAACTTTCCAATATAACATTGTGTATAAGATTCCCCAATTGATTTAGAAACATTTCTTTCATGTCTTTGTTTTATACTTTCTTTTAAATTTTTTGAAACTTCAACAGGATTATCATTATAAGTATCAGTCCAGATAAAATCTTTATATTTAAATCTTTCTTTTCTAACACATCTTGTTATTCCTGCTGCATCCTTAACATTTAATGCTTTAGCTGCTTCTGGAGCATTTTCCCATTTTTTAATAAAATTTCCATCTAAATCATATTGATATACTGGATTAAGTTTTTTAGTTTGGGATTTTCTCATTTTTTCTTTAGTTTCTTCGGAAACTTTTCTTCCTAAATTTCCTTCACCTCCTTCAGTTTCATTAACTAAATTATATCCTTCAGATTTATATTTAGCTATATAATATACTTCTAAATTTTTACTTTCTTCCCAAGTACAATGATCTATTTCTTCTATTAAGGGAATTTTTCCACCTTTTATTATACTTTGAATCCAATAAGCTCTATGATTTTTCTCTCTATAAGAATCTGCTATATGTTGTCCTAATCTAGATATTAATGTTTGAACAGTTTTACCCACATATCTGACTTCCAATGTTGTAGGATCTTTCATAACATAAATACTCGTTCTACTTTCAATATTTTTTGGCTTTATATTATTTTAAGTAATTATTTCACTAACTAATTTATAACTAAAAATTTAAAAACAAAAGGAAATTAACAATTTTTAAGGTATAATTTTAAAAATTCCCATAATAATTCAATTGGAATTATAGCTACAGGTTTTCTGTCTTTTCCTTCTTTTTGAGCGGGCTTCCAACATATTACAAACGGTTTAGATTTATCTGTGCATTCAGATTCTATATTATGATAATTAGGGGTATTTAAAGTACACTTATTTTGGATATTTATAGGAAGTGTATTAGCACAATCATATACATCTATTTTATTATTATCTAAGGAGCGGGACTCTCCTCTAGCATTTTTAACTTCAAACCCTAATTCATTTAACTTATGGACAACATCTAATTCCCATTTTGACCCTTTAACACGGCTCTTTTTACTTTGATAAGATCTTTTAGTATGTGGATCTATCCATTCAACTTGTATTCCATCTTTAGGAATACTATTTTTATTGGCTCTTATTTTAAGTGTTTGAATACTCATTTGAGTCATCTCACTAGCTTTTTCTATTGTATCATAAATATAACTAGCTCCAGATTTATCAGTTATTTTAACCGCTGTATTTAGCTATTTTTTCATATTTAATCGTCATTTACAAATATATTATAAAGTACACACATAACATGATCCAAAGTTTCTAAATCCATTTCTATTCCAAGCGTTTTATTACCTTGTCGTAGCCTATAATATCCATAATAACAAGGACATGGATCAACTCGTTCTGGAGAATATTCTGTATGTTCATCTATCCAATCTATTTTTATATCAGACATAGGAAAAGGTAAATTATAATTTATCTCTTCTAAATCTATAAGTAGAGAATTTAATATTCCCTGTTCACGTGCTGAAATAGGAATATTTTCTATATTTTCTAATGTAACTATCATTTTATTCTATGTATTATTGACCACCATACTTCTCTTTCAATATACTGTCCTCTAGGGATTTCATCTTCAACAAAAGAACCCGTAATATCAAATTGTTTAAGATTATACCCACTCCAAATAGGAGGTATTCCCCCACAATGCATTAATTGTGGAGGATTTTTAAATACATGAACTCCAGTCCAATCCTTAGCTATAAAAATTTTCATATTATTCTAAACTTACAAATTTATTAGGAAGCTCTATATATCCAGGACTAAAATGAACTTCTTCTTTATATCTGACTACAGGATCTACTGAATACCACAGTCCAGTATTTTCACCTGAATCAAGTTGCTCTTCAAGTATTTCTAGATCTCCATTAGTATTTAGAATTTCTTGGAGTTCTTGCATCATTTCACTAATTTTCATAATTTTACTTAAATTTATAATTAGACATAAATTGATTTACTAATTCTTTCATTTTATCAACTTCTATTTTCCAAAATATTCGTCAAGTTTTTCTTCAATATTTTCATCATAACGAATTTCAAGAAGATTTATATTATTTTCCTTACAAAAGTTTCTTACAAACTAGTCACGCTCTTTTTGTTTTTCAAACCTCAATTTTCCTCCAAAATATTCTATTGGAGTATAATGCTAAATACCATTATATTCAATATATAAATTATAATCAGGAAGATAAAAATCAATCTTAGCTATTCCAGAAGGATTTATAGATTTATCAATTTGTATTTCATACTAATCAATATATTTAATATTGTTTAATTCTAAATATTTTCTGAGATTCTGTTCTCCTTTAGATTGATTACATTTAGGACATTCTGTTCCTCTGATTAATAAATCTGGACGAATCTTCCATTCATATCCACACTTTTTACATTTACATAAAACTTTTGTTTTATTATTAATATATTCATCCGACAAAATACTAACATTGTTACTAATTTTTGTTTTTAAATCCTCTAAATTATTACGTTTTAAATTTCCTATTTTTATTGCTTTACATTTTGGACAACCATGATTATCTAAATGATCATTAGGAGTCTGCCAAAACTCTCCGTGTTCAATTCCATTTTCATCCTTTTCATGACAAACTATACAAACTTTAGTACGATTATTAACATATTCAACTTTTGAATAATCATATCTATCTCTATGAAGTTCTTTAGCTTTTTGTATAAATTCTTCTGTAGTAAGTTTTCTACCTCCATTACATAATGGACAACCCTATTTCTAATTTACATGATTGTTTGGAAGTTGCCAAAATTCTCCATGTTCTGGGCATATAATGCAAACTTTTGTTTTAGATCCCTTATATTCAGATTTACTATAATCATATTTATCACCATGAACATATTGAGCTTCTTTAATAAAATCTTCAGTTGTTTTATTTCTTCCTACACATTTAGCACAACCTTTTCCTTCTAAATGATGGGATGGAGTCTGTTCAAATATTCCATGAATCGGACAAATAATTCTTACTTTAGTAGTTAAATTTTTATATTCTACCAAACTATAATCATATTTATTTCCATGAATCTACTATGATTCTTTAATAAATAATTCTTTATTTAATTTTCTTGCCATTTTTCCTTAAAATAATTTAAACATTGGTTTAATAATTCCTTAGTTTTTTCTTCTCCATATAATTTTCTTAAATCACTAAAATCTTTAGCTTTTAAATAACTAGGAATTACAAAATAATCCAATTCTGGATATTTTAATCTTATCTTATACATATTATATTTGCCTGCTTTATCCTGATCATACATAACTATAATATGTGTAAATCGTTTTTTAAATTCATTTATTTGTTCTTCTGAACAAAATGTAGATTCACTTGATGGGGCAACTGCATTAATACCAAATTCGTAAAAACACATACAATCTTTTTGTGATTTTGTAATTATTAATATATTTCCAAAATCTTTTAATTGTTTATACCCTTGCAATTTTTTAGCAGGTAAATTATTTAAGAATCTAATCTGTTTATTATCTTTTTTAGAAAAAGGGAAGTATATCTTCCATAATTCTCGTTTATTCTTATCCTTACCAAAATAGTATCCATAAATCGGACATTGTTCAGAAGAAGTAAATTTTAATTCTCCATTAAGAAAAACGTGTTGAAGAGAAAATACGTGATATTTTTTTAAAGTCTTTACAGAAATTCCGAATTGTTTCCACCATTCCAGTTCTTTTTCAGAATATTTTTTTATTTGAACTTGAATCTTAGCAGATTCCGATTCTTTAATTTCTGAGATTATTCTAATGTTAGAAACTTTAGGATGTGTTCCTTCTACTAATCCAAAATCTTGTGCAATTATTTTTAATGCTTCATAATAATTACAATTGAATAATCTCATTACTACTCCAAAACAATTAATATGTTCATTTGTAGCAAAATCATGTAAATACAAGACTCCAGATTTAGACTTGTAAAACGCACAAGTTACTTTATGATCACTACGAAAAGGGCTTAATGTTAATTTTTTACTATTAACATCAAGTCCAGTGTAGTGCTGCATGATAGTCTCTTGATTTATTTTTGATAAAATGAAGTCTTGAGTAATTTTAGGTTTAAATACAACAAATTCCATTTACTAAAAATATCAAGAGATTTATATTAGTCAAAATTAAAGATCAATATCATCAAGGTTAATAACTTCTTCAGTATTTTCATCAGGATTATTTTCTACTCTGTCCATATTAGTAGGCTTAGCGTTTTGATAAGCCTTTTGTTGTGTTAATTCATAATTAGTAAAGAACAGATTCTCTCCAATGAAGTTTACTGGAAATATCTCGCCTGCTTTATTAAGACCACAAGCAGCAGGAAGTGCAGCATATATTGTTCCGTTATTGTTACGACCTACAAGTTTAAGTTCTGTTTCTACCTTCTCCTTACCTACAAGTGCTTTAATAATCAAATCAATAAATTGATCAATACTCTTAATTTTAGAAGCATTAGCTTTAATCTTCTCTTCTCCAGTCGGATTAAGTGCATGAACAATTTGCATTAAAGTAAATTGGAAATTCTCAAAACGAGAGGGTCTTTGATATTCATGTCCTTCATTATTCTTAAATGTAGGACGTTCCATATCTTGCTCGGATGTGGGAATAAATAAATTAGTAGTGAATACCCCTTTGTTATCACCACAACCAGTAAATTCAAGTGCTATAATAGGATAAGTTGCATTTGGATCTTTAGAACCTTTAAGTTCTGTTTTCTCAATTTTAGTAAGATTTACTTTATAAATATCATAAGGACGAAGATACTGACCAGCAGTAGAAGTAAAAGAAGTGTTTTCTAAAGAATTAAAATTAAAATTCATAATACATTAACATATTAATATATTTTAAAATAGTATAAAACTATTTCAGAACTATCTACTATTATGTTAATTATCTAATTATAGATTGTTTTAGAAATCTAAGTTAAAGTCTATTTCAGTTCCTTCATCGGAAGCCTCTATATCTAAATCATCTTCCTCTGGAGTACTAATTTCATCTGGAATATCTACGATATCATCTTCTTTCTCAATATTTCCTTTAAGTTTAAAATATCCATCTTTACCCTCATAAGGAATTAATTCAAATGTGTCTCCATATTCTGCAAGGTTATCATGTCTGGAGCCTCTACATGAAACTGTAAATGTTTTAGTAAGTCTATTTCCAGACTTTTCATCTTCACAAAGTATTGGAGTTGTAGTTTTGCCCTTCTTTTCGAACTTAATATCAATTTTCTGCTCAGGCTCAAATCCTGTAAGTTCTATAGCTTTTGTGTTAAATTGATATTTACCCTCAAGAAGATGAATCATTGGAGTAGGTTCATCATCTGTCTTAGGTTTTTTACTCCTAGTTGTAGTAGCTTTTTTAGTTGCTTCTTTAAAATCTCCAAAGGTAGCTTCCTTTGTGAATAATTCTCCTGTCTCAGTATCAACAAGAGTCAAAACAATTTTAGATGATTGAATTTCTAACATTATTCTTCTCCGTTTTCAAATTCATTAATAGTATCTATTACCAATTTCATATTTGGTTCAATATATTTATCTTCAAAACAACCTGCTACAGAACGACAAGTATCATTTCCATCAGTACGTGTTTTAAATCTATATTTAACTTCATCTCCATTATCATCTATATAACGTTCTGCATATATAATATAAGAGAAAAGTCCATCAAGATTTATTTGATTAGTTAACATTTTGCCAGTAGTCCACATACGATACTCGGGATCAATATCAGTACCAAAGTTTTCTATATGTGAAATGAATACTACTGTTAAATCGTCTCTGAGATCTTGACAAGTTTGAATTAAATCATAATAATTTTTACTCATAACACTAAACTTTTCATAACCTTTTACTAAAGCATTTTGAAAAGTCTCGTTACTAAGTAAATAATTACAATCATCCAAACAAATTACTTTTATTTCTGGTCTGGTTTTAGAAACAACTTTCATAATCTTAGTAATTTGTTCATAATTATTACTCACAAGCCAATTACCATACAATTTTCCATTATCTACAGAAATTTTTGGATATTTCTTTCTAAATCCTGGAATTTGAAGCTGTTTATTAGTACAACTAATAATAAAAGTTTCTTCTGGATTAAGATACTTTAAAGAAGTACTCTTTCCGCTATTTGAAAGTCCTACCAATCCTATGATGTTACTCATATAATTAATTTAAAAGTATTTTCAGATTCCTTAGAATCATTTGAATTATCTACTTTTTCTTTTTCATCTACATCCTTTTCTAATATATAATCAGGTGTTAAATATTTATCGTAATCATAAATTTCGTTAGGATAGGGGATTTCTCCAAACATATTTATATTTCCATAAAAAGAACAAGCAAACTCTTTATCTACTTCTCCATATCTATGTTTTAAAGTTGTAATAGTTCTAAAATTTCCCCCTAATTTCTTTATGTCATATCCTTTATAAGTATTAAGTCTATCTTTATTTGGATTATATGCAGCTATTACAATATCACAATCTTGTGAAGGATTGGCACTATCTTTTAGGTCTCCCAAAACAAAGTTTGTCATACCCTGTTGTCTACGGTCCATTGAACCTTGAGTTCTATTAGTTTGTTGTAATACTACAATATAAGGTCCATAATTACGAACAGTTTTAAGATAATTAGAAGCTAAATCTATTTCTTCTTTAATAGAATGCCCATTTGATTGATAAAGTAATGATACATGGTCTATACCTATAACATAAATCATTTCTGGATCGTTCCATATAAAAACTTTTCTATTTTCAGATTCTTCAAAATGTCCATATTTCTCTAAATCTTCCATAATTCTTTTATATAAACCTCCAGCACTTACATTCTTATCATAAATAGTCCAAACTTTTTCTACTTTTTCATACCATTTTAGAGCTTCTTGAACATATTCGTAATTTTTTCCAGATAAAATATATCCTTTTTTACTAGAAAATATTTGGTCAGACGAAAGTTGCACATGATATGTATCAAATATATACATTGATAGCATTCTACCTACAACTTGTTCAGCAGACATATCCATAGAAAAGAAATATCCTCTATACTTGTTATCTTCTAAATGAGTTTTTAAAGGAGAATAGACATAGGAATATAAATATAGTGCAGTTTTACCTCCTCCCGGATTAGATGTCAGTACAAGATATCTACTATGTACTATACCACCAGTAACTAAATCTAGTTTATCTAATCCAGTAGTAAAACCTTGATTTTTTCCTTCAATTCCTAACTGAATTTGATTTTTTACAGATTCAGTTATCGTCATAAATCTACAATTTTACTTGGAAGAAGTTTTTTACCTCTTTTTTTAAGATATTCATCTATTATACTAGAATCATCATCCATTATAATACAACAATAATTAAATTCAATTGGACCTATTTCCTGATAAACATCTACTTTATCTACCCAATGATTAATAAATAAAAATGGTCTAGAAGTATCTTCTACTCCAACCATTAAATTTCCACCATAAGTAGATTTTAATTCTTCAAGTTTATCAATTAATTCAGTTATTGTCATAAACAATATTAGTATTTTCGTTTACATATCTATCTAATATCTTAGCAAAATTATCATTCATTCCAAAAGAAACTCCATTACTGAATTGAATTTTTTCTATATTATCTTCTCTAAATCTTCTAAAAGAATAACTATCAGAATATAGAATTAAAGTGAGTAAATCAAATAAAGTATGCTTTTGAAATGATTTTAATTCAGTTATCGTCATCTGGTTCTATAAATTCATACTCATATCCATTATCTTCACACCAATATTCAGCTGATTCATTAGAGTCAACATACATTATTATATCTCCTTCACCAACTCTTTCAACTAAATCTTTAGTAAGTAAATTATCATACCAATCAGAAGGTTTACTTTCCCAATTAGTTACATCAAAACCATAAGCCTTTTTGCCATTAGTTAGTAAAATTCTAATCATAATTTAATTCTTCAACTAAATCAATATGTGCTATATTCCAATGTTCATCTTGAATATTTTGAGCAGCTTCTTCTTTTGAATTAGCATAACACCATTCTTTATCGTAATCACCACTTTTAGTAGTGAATCTTACTATATATTTTTTCATATCATTTTAATTGCTTCAGTATTAACATTAATTCCTTCCCCATTTTTCATTGCTTCTATTGCTAACCAACTATTATCTATAATAAAAGAATCCAATGTAGAGAAATTATATCCATTATCTATACCCCATTGGATTAATTCTATAATATGTTGGTGGGTATCAGGATTATTCTTAATATATTTAGAATACTTTAAAAAGGCTTGTTCAAGACTGTCAAAATGCTTTGATACTCTTTTTAAATTGTACAAAGATCCATTTACATAAGTACTTTGTGGATATACTTCAAATAATTCCTGACCCATTTCAAAAGAAGCTCTAAAGAATTGTTTCTGAAAGTTTTGATTAAGAGGAATGGTTTCAACTTCCAGAGTATTGCCTTCCTTTGGAAGTTTCCAAGATTTCAATATTATTCCTTTTTCTTGGAGACTTACGAGAATCTCTCTTAATTTTACTATTTGAGCAAATTTTTGCAACCATTCATATTCTCCTTCTTCTTTAGCTAATAAAATAACTCTAACGGCAAACAATTCTGTTGGAGTTATATTATATTTTTCTAATAATATTAATTCATTTTCAATATTTAAATTAAAATGTTCCACAGCTTAAAATAACCACTTTAAGCCGCTTAAAGTTTATTCAGATTTCTCTGTGTTATCAATTGCGTAAGGTTTTAAAAATTCATCTCCTAATTCTTCATATCTTTCTTCCATTTTGGAAATATTAAAGTATTTATCTATAACCTCTTTATAATTTGAATAAGTATCATAATCTTCAAGACTTCTTTTTAGAATTAATAACTCTAACATTCTTTCTGTTGTCATATTCTTAAAATCGGAACATTATTTGACCAATGGGTTTCTTATAAGGTTCTGGTTGTTCTCCCTTGAGTACTTGATCTAGACCTTTTTCATCTATAGTAATTAAATCATTATCTTTTCTGTGATTATTAAGTACCCACCGTTCTTCAACAGTGCCTTTAATTACTATATAAAATATTTCAGCATTTTTGTCTTCTGAGGCTCGAATAACTCGACCCCGTTTTTGAACTGCTTTTATTTCAGAACTATCAGTTCCCAATATAATGCCTACTGAAACATCAGGACAATCAAATCCTTCATTTAAACGTTGACAAGAATGAAGATGTTTTATCTTTCCTGATAAGAAATCTTCAATTAAAGCTCTTCCTTTCTTTTTAGAAGTTTTGCCTGTATATACATAATTACCATTTTCTAAGGATTCTGCCATTTTAACATTGTTAGAAAAAGTAATTATCTTAGAATTGGAGCGAGCTTCCATTATTTTTCTAGCTATTTCAAGTTTTTTAGGATGATTATTTATAAAGGCTTTTCTTTTCTGCATTACTCTCATTAATCCCATAGAATTAATTGTAATAGATTTAAGCATTTCTTTTCTTTTATTTTCATCTTTACCTTTATACATTTCATCACATAATTTTAACTTGTATTTCCAACCGTCTTTTCCACAACAAGCCATACATCTTTGGAAATCATAATCAAAAAACTCAAAATAACGTATAAATTCTTTATTAAGGTCTTTATAATACTCTATATCATCCACATCTATTAAAACTTGATATTCCTTGTAATCAGAAATCCAACCATTAGATAAACATTCTAATTTGGTAATTTCATCTACTACTGGACAATATTGTGCAGCAATTTTTTCTTTTCCATCAAGTCTTTCAAATGTAGCAGTTAATCCAAGTATTAACTTATATTGAACACAATTAAATACAGATCTAAATAAATCACTAGAATATCTATGCTCCTCATCTAGTACTAGAAAATCACAAGCATATTTATTCTTTACTACAGTATTTATTACTTCAACATCAACGCTTAATTGAAATCCCCATTCTTCTATATGTGAAATCCATTGATTTTTTAAAGTTATTGTTGGAACGACAACAAGAACTCTAAATTGAGGATATTTTTTAAGTAGAGCTTCAATAGTCATTAGAGCTATACGAGACTTACCTGCACCAGTGGGAGCTACTATCGTTCCTTTACCCTTAGCTTTAATCCAACACTTTATAGCTTCTTGCTGTCGTTCCGTTCTAGTCATAATATTTAATCATTTAAATTAATTTCTTTACTTTTAGCAACAAGTTCAATTTGCCTTTTCAATTTGTTCCAATTATAAATATGCCCATCCACTTCTTTTTGGTATCTTGGAAGAACTTTTTTACATAAGGTTATTAACTGTTCATTAGTCATATCAGCATATTTTTGTTTTTTAGGGAGGACTAGCATTGCTCTCATCTCATGATAAGAAAGCCCCTTCTCACTAAATCTTAATACTAATTTAGTAGGCAAATGAAGTTTTTCTTTAGCTATTTTTAATCTTTCTATATTAGAATTTGTAGTACCCTTTAACTCACTTTCTTCGGCTTTTGTAAACCATAACCCCATTTTAGTAATAAAGGTCATAGTAAGATGCTTTTTACTCATTGCACCCAAACAATCAATACATCCATCTAAAACATCTGAAATATTAATAGAATGAAATTCTGGAGGAAGATCGTCTGTTATTTGGGATATTGATACTTTGCTCCAATCTGTAATTTCAGAATTATTAGCCATCAGTTGTCTCAAGTCAATCATCAAAGTTGGAGAACGCATAATAGTAGGTCTACTTTCACTATGTTTGTAGGTATTTTCATAATATCTAAGTAAAAGTTCTATATTACATTTATTAATTTGATCAGTTACTTCTTCTAATACATTATAACGACCAAGATGTTTAGGATCATCATTATAAAGCATTCTATTACAATGTTCATAACATTTTTTCAATTCATCTTCAGTCATATCTATAAACTTTTTAGAAGTTTGAATATATTTATCTCCTTCTTTAATTTTTTCTCCTTTCCAAACAAAAGAAGAATAATCATTCTTTTTAGCATCCAAAGCCTTTTGCAAGGCACTACCTAATACGTTATTCATTTAAACTCATAATATAATATTTTTATTTGAATTATCTTGTTCTTTAATAAATTTAATAAATATTAAATTATTATAATTATATTTTACCATAGAATCAGAAATTCTATCGTAATAAGTATCTACTCCTGCATGTACCTCTTGATATTCTACATATCCAATTTCTCCTATATCTATTGGTCTATGTTCCCAATTATACCATCTAGTAAGCATTAAATAATTTTGTCCAAAAGATGCTTTATCTAGATTTTTAAAAACATAAGTAACATATCCTCCAATATCTGTTTCTTTACACAGAAGTTGTCCCTTAATTACAGGCAACATTAATATTTAAGTTTTTTATTTGGGATAGTATCTAATTCAGTAGGAACAGCATAATATCTCATAAAATCTTCAATATGTTCTTCATATAAGGTTTGAATAGGAACTCCAGTTAGTTTAGATTCTTCAGAAATTTGTTTGAATCCAGGAATACTATAAGTGCCCTCATTTTTATAA